CTTCTTTTGATTATCATAATCTTCTTCTCTTCTCATATTCTCGATAGTATCAAATATCGCATCTATCTTTGCATTTAATATTTCAAATTCTTTACTGTTCATTTGGTATCTCCTTCTTTCCATTATTTATTGCGTCTAATATTTCTTTACCACTAAACGCAATAGGTACTTCTCTGCTTATAGCTTTTGTTGCCCACATACATGCTTCTTGTAGTCGTTCGTCACATATTCGTAATTCATCGCTACTAGGCGCATTCTTTTGGATCACATACCATAAGTCTTCGAACCCCATTCTAATTTCGTCTATCCTTTTTACTTGATTAAGTGAAATCTCTCTTGCCCCAAACTTATCCATTACTTTAACTCTCCTTTAGCAGCCATAATAGACATATTAACTAAATCTCTTAATTGATCTTCGTTTAATATATTCTGTCTCATCAATGTTTCTAAATAACTAGCAGTAGCTGTATAAATAGAAACTGGATTACCAGTGATTATTTGTTTAGAGTTACCCATACCAGGATGTCTGAAAATATAAATGTCGCAATCGTACACTTCATCCATCTCCCCAGTAATCTTAGGAGTAACCCCGGGATATATCTTATCTATCTTTTTTCTAAAATCATTTAAAGCTATCATTATTTCTAATTCAGTAGAAGCTGAAGTCTTACATTTGTTTCTCATCGTTATCTCCTTTCGCTAGCTTCACTATGTAATTCATAAAATCTTCAACATCATAACCAGCATCGTATATAACTTTCCAACGATTACTACAATAATCAATAATGTTGTTTAATCTGTTCAATAATTCACGTACGTACCTTTCCTTTTCATCCTCCAACACAAGTTCGTTCATCTTCTTAATATACTCGTCACATGACAATGTCTCGTTAATGCTCATACAAATATCTTCGTCAGATATTGTAGGAATCGATACTGTAACTGTTTCCATTTCGTTATCCATTGTTTTCACCTTTACTCTCTATAATTTCGTCTAACTTCTGTATAACAAGCTGTAACTCTATAATTGTTTCTGTGAACAATCTATCCGCCAGACAATCACTTCTTCCGAAATCCACATCAAAACTCTTTTCTATTTTCTTATCGATGTAATCTCTTACATCTTTTACTTTAGTAATAATGCGTTCTACCGGATTAGAGTCTTCTTTAATAAGTGACCCTCCTCTTGGAAACATTGACAAACTACCATTAGAACGTTTTGTGAATTTCCAATTACCGATTATTTTTGGATATAGACTATCTTCATCCTTATGAGATTCTATAAACTCGTCTATCTCTTTGTTACTAAACCAATGAGAATATAAATTACCATCTATGTCTCTATAGAATCCTTTTATATGTCCCCTCTCATTAATTTTGTAATCTGTCATATACAACTTGTCTTTCATTCCATACCATTCGTCCCCTTGTAATCTTTTATGGTATTTCTTACTCATCTGTTTTCACCTTATCCCAATTATCTATCTCAACATCGAAACCATGTTCTTGTAATACTTTAGTTGAATGCTCGTAAGTACCTCCGTAGAATGTGTGAGTGCTTAAATATACATGATGATCAAAGAAGTTTTTATACTCTTCACTGTCGTGAGCACAATTACACCAGAAATTATCATCAAGATCGTCCTCATCACAAATAGGAACTATCCATCCACAACAATCATTTATTATGATTCTATATTTATCATTAGCTGGAACCTGTGAAAGGTCTTCCCAATCTCTAATTAATCTACTCATCGAACATCTTTATAAACCTTTCATATAGTTTTTCTTTTTCTAGTCTTTCGTAAATATCTCTAGGTTGTATTGTGAACTCTACTTCTTCAGCTAATTCAACATCTAATATTATTGGTGTTTTTAATCCACATAGTCTCGTATACATAATGTCACGATATTCACTAACTAAGAATTCAGGCATGAAAGTATCGCCATGATGACACTGAACAACCATTTCCGCATATGTACTAGGTTTCATTCTAATAACAACTTGAAACTTGTTCGGATATAAATATTCTTCTTCCCAAGCGTCTCTCATCTTCATATACTCGTCTACGATTCTATCTTTAATCATTGTTTTCACCTTTTCTAACTTCCTCATAATCTTCAGACCATCTAGCAAATGTATATAACTCTCTTAAACCTAATTTTTCTAACATACCTCTTAAAGTCACCACATATTCACTATCTAAACCGTATCCACTTCTTAAATAACTTAGTATCTCTTCGTTTAATATTTCTTCTAAATAATTTAATTCTCTTTGATTAAACATATTATCTCCTTTTATACTTATCTCTATGTTTGCTGGCATTGATTATTTTGCATATCTCATCTTGTGTCTTTAAAATTCCTATATCAATCTTGCCTAGCAATTCCCCATATTTATCTATCTGATATCGCTCTATCATCACTATCAACTCGTTTAGGTATTGAAATGCCCCATGTTTTTTCTTAAATTTCTCTCTAAACTTTCCTCTATTCTCTAAAGGTGTGTCTTTATACATTGAGAAATACATTTGTAATTTAAACTCAATATTTCCCATCTACAGTACCTCGACCAACCACGCAATCAACCCTATAAGTCCTATCAACCCAAAACCGCCCATAAAAACAACTAAGCTGAATAATTCATCATTATTTAATATTATTTTTATGAACTCTTTCATATTTTATTTACTCCTATTTCTTTTTCTTTTCCTTTTTCTCTTTTTAATCTTATCTTCTATGCAAAAGTATATGTCTGCAACTCTATCAAGGAACCATTCCACCCCATCTGAAATAATCCCTCCAAGAAGCAATTCGTCTATCATTGTGATAAACGAAATAACACCTAACATTAAGAAGATGTAAACAACTATAAATATCAAAGTATCTATCATTATTTACCCCCTCCAAATATAAAAGCTACTATTCCGAACATAAAAACAAACAATCCTAAAGCCGCTAATTCTTCCATTATTTATTACACTCCTATTACATCTATATATTCTTTTAAATCTTCCAACCCATGATAATGATAACCCCTATCATCAATATATAAAGCTCCTACAGCTTTTTCGTTCGTAACCCCTATAACATTATCTTTAGTCCAATACATATTATCTTCCATGTCTTTATTAAATACTTCGAAACTAAGATTTAAGTCCATAACGTTAAGATATCTTGAACATATATAATTTAAATGTTCTACAATCTGTTGAGCAGGTCTGTTACTAGATATAACTATGTAATAATCCTTCATAAGCTCTTTCATATATGTTAATAAGTCATAATCTATCTCTCCGTATATAGATCCATCTTTCCAACCTTCGTAACCGGTATGTATAACTCCATCAAAATCAAACACTATTGTCTTTTTCTTCTTTTTATGTGATTCCTTTTCGAATGCTAACGTAACTCTACAAGCCTGTATTTCAGCTTCCATTTCTGTTAGCTTCTTTTCAATTTCCTCGAATTTTATCATCTTTCACCTTTTTCTCACTTTCTTTTTTGGTTGAATATCCGGACTATCTTTTGTATTCGGATATCTGTTCCATAATTCATAGACAATCTCGTCATGCTCTTTTTCTAGTTGCATGGATCTCAACGCCATCTGGTTTTCCTCTACCATTATTTCATTCAAACGTGTTACTAATTCGAAAGTGGTTTTATCCTTCATTTATATACTTACCGAACACGTATCCTGGCATTTTCATATCGTCCATGCTACTCTCTTTAATATGCTGTCTATATTCTTCCCATGCTTTATCAAACCATTCTTTGTCCCCATATTTTTTAATAAAGCTATCTAATATAATACAAACTCCCCCTGGTAAGTCATTGTAAAAATCTTTATTTATCTTTTTCATTTTTACCTCCAACTTTAATGCTAAATCCTTTGTAGAATAGTGCGCTAATTAATATCAGCCACCATTTTTGGAATATCACTGCTATAGCTGTAAAACATGCTAATACTACAATATTCCATAAAATCACTAAACCTAGTGCTTCAACGTCCTCTTTCTTCATTTTTACTCCTTTCATCAAACCAACTGTACATATAATCAACGCTGACTTGTGCCCAATCACGTCGACCTTTATAATCTATTGGTTTAACAGCTAAAAAGAATATAGTATCGCCAACTTGAATGATTCTATCATTTTTAAACATTTTAACTGGCGTCTCCCATTTTGCTGTTTGTTCCTTTACAGTCCACATCGCATAATTTGCATGCTGCATGTCAAAACACTCAACTATGTATTTCACTATTTCAGCTCCATTCTATTTAAAATATCCTCATACACTCTTTCTTGAACGTTCGGATATCTTACCCCATCAATGTATTGAGCATCTAATTTAGCTTCTTCATATTTAGTTAGAATATATTCTCCTAACTCAGCCATTTGTTTTAATAGTTGTTTGTTCTCTTCTTCAACGTCATCAATATGTTTCAACCACTCTGATAAATCTTCCATCGATTTCATATGTTTACCGGTTTCAACTTTATGGCCCAGTATCTCGAAATATGTTTTATCATTAGGTATATATAACAATGGTTGTTTATCCGTATTCTCTCTTTGAAAAAACTTAATGTTAGTAGTTTCTGGTAACATTATCGGATCTAAAATTTGGTGTAATCCACCGCGTCCTGGATCTATTTTATTCATAATCTCTCCTTTACTTTTTATCTATTTAGCCACTTCCCAAATATAAATCTAGGTCTGTCTATAAGCTCGTCTTCACAAACTACGTAACCTAGATTACCAACATGTCCATAATATAAATCTTTATCGAACTCTGGTAGGAAGTCATCTCTTCTCATACAGAAATTAAGGCATGCTATATTTCCATTCCAAGCCATTTCATCAACTTCATCGGCCGTAAGTTTTCTTTCTATACGAATCTCTTTTCCGCCAATGTCTTGATGTTTAACTTGCTTTTTTATCTTGTATTTCTTGTTTATCTCTATCATCTGTACTTATCCCCTTCAGTATCTTACGAATATCATCTTCGCTATACTGTCTATTTTTATATGTCGTATTTAATGTTTTCTCCCTTTTATGTAATTCTGCTAATATAAATTGTCTATTTTCCTTAGATGTCATTTTTGATTTGATTTCGTTATACTTTGACATTAGTTCCATGTCATTTTTAACAGTTCTTCTTTCTATTCTTATATCTTTTATTTTTCTAATTACGTTGTAACACCATAATATGCTTATTGGTTTGTTCTCAATATAATGTAAAATATCTTGTTCTTTACTATCTAGCTCACTTAATTTATTAACCAACGTAGTCCCATATTCATCTATACTATTTAGTAAAGTTACTGCTTCTGTTATTTTTGCCATTACATCCATTGTCGGCTCCCTTCATTATTTTTCCTAACCTTTTTAATATCATTTTTATCTTTCTTGAAACTGCTGACTGTGTCGTATGTAGCTCAGTTGCTAACTCTCTTTGTCTAGCCTTATCTGATCCATAATATCTTTTTAATAAATATTGTTCCTTCTCATTCAATAAATTAAAAGCCCTCTGTAAAGTTTCCATTGTTTCTTTTCTGATTAAATATTCATCCATGTTAAAATCACTAGGAATCATATCGATTAATAAAATCTCTCTACCGTCTGAATCGTTTAATACAACAGACTCTAGAGAAATAGTATTCTTGTTTGCTTTACGAGCAGGACCATTATCTAATCTAAGCTCTTTCAATATTTCATTTCTTATGCATCTGATAGCATACGTCGTAAACGTGAATCCTTTACCAGGATCAAAACTATCAGCAGCTCTGACCAACCCTATCAACCCTAGATCATAATACTCATCTAGTTCCTCATATAACCCCAACTGTTTAAGTGCAAAATAAATTAAATTTAAATTGTCTAAAATCAAATCATCTCTCATAATTTTTAATCCGGTTACCAACTACTGTCTATATCACACTCGTTCATAATATATTTCAAGTCGTCGTAGTGTTCTGGCAACATCTGTCCTTTTCTAGTTTCGATATATTCATTAGCTACGCTTAATCTATGATTTGCTATATCAAGCTTTTGTCTTAGATCTTTATTAGCGTATCTTAAATTTTTCATTTTTCTTTGGTTTTCGTTAACTACTCTGAAATGTTCCAGGTTTTGTTCTGGATTACTCATGTTTGCGAAATTAATCAGAGCTGTTAACGTATTAATATGATCTTTCAGAATATATACCTCGTTCTCTAATTCATTAATATTTTTAAACGAAGTAATAAGTGCCTTCTCTAATTCTTCATATGTAAGTCTTTTCGGCTCTGTATTTAAACCATAATGACAATGCTCCGCAAACTTCTTCCATTTCTCTAATATAATTTGTTCGTCAGTATTGTCTTCTGGAAATATCATAGTAAATTGTCCATCTTTATTCGGTTCAATTCTCATTTTAATGCCTCCGCAATTTCTTCTGCATACATTATATAATCGTCGTAACTACCTACTTCTATTTTCACAGGCACATCATCAAATTGATACTCGATATACATATATTTATTATCGCCTATTGCATTGTAATAAATCTTTTTAATGTTACTTAATGACACATATGTATCGTAAATTCTTATCATATTAATCCTCCCTAATTTTTAACTCGTAATCTTTACAGCCTAAAACTTCATTAATATACTCTTCTAGATTTTTTCTAGATATAGTTATTTCTCTTTTAACCCTATGACGAAGTGGGCCCAAAGGATCTATTGAAAAACCATCTTCCTCAGCAATCATCGCTATGGGTTCTAATTTATCAATTAAATCTACTTTCTTTTTCATTTGTAGATATTCGTCTAACCCTATAATTACTTTATTATCCACATTGAACCTCCGAATCCTCAGAGTTTGTGTAAGTGTGTGGAACCTTCTTATTAAATGTTACACTGCTGTTATCGCATGTAAATTTGTATGGTGGGACCATTTCTTTTTCGCTTTCGCCTCTATAAGTTATTTTCGTATTAGCATATGGTCCGTAATACATAGACTTTAATTCTTCGTATCTTCCTTTAATCATTAATAATTCTTTATATTCCTCTATAGAAATATAAATCTTTTCTTCGTATTCCATTTTTAATAATCTCCTTTACAAATATAAAAGAAGACTAAGGCTTTTTAACCCTAGTCCTCTCTAACACTTTTTTATTCTCACGTATGACTTCCATGCGTCTGTCATATTCCTCGTGATCATCTAATTCTAACTTGTGTAATTCTACATGATTTTCGTTGGATAGTAGAAAACTCTCTTCATATATTGTATGTTGTGTTTTTCGAAACGGTGGATCATGATGGAGCACTAATTTTTCTTTAGCGTACTTCTCCATATTGTACATATCCACTCTGCCGCATTGTAGAAACAATTGCTGCTTAACTTGTCTCGATCCAGGTCTTCTACTCATACACGAACCTCAATTATTTCAAATAGCTACTGCCGCAATATACAATTACACCATTGTAATTCACTTTAGCCCAACCATTTGTTACCCCTAAATATTCAACTACAGTGCCAGATCTAACTGCTTTATAGACATTGTTACCGTACTTAGGTTCCTTTCTTAAATTTAACCAAGTACAATAAGCAATCTTTTTATAAACTTTATCTGTCGCTGTTGGTTGTAATTTAATATCAGCCTCAGCAACCCATCCCACACCATCGATATGATATGGGTTAGCGCCGTTAGCAGTTAGTTTAATAGTTCCTTTGTAGTTAGTCATATAACGACCTCTACCGTTACCTTTAGAGTCTCTGTATAAATATCCATTCAATATAATTTTGTTATTTTTTTCGAACTTCAATTTAGCAGGAGCTGGGTTAGGATTAACTGTAGGTTTGCTATCCTCAGGAGCAGTTATTTTACCTACCGCTGGGTTAACAATACATCCTCTAAAGGAATATCCAGAACCATGTCCCCATCTACCGTTTGTATTGTATCTGTGAGAGTTCCAGAATGCAGAACTTCCATAACCAGACTCTGATGTATAAATATGATTTTTATCGTAGATCTTTTCAACTACGAATACGTGTCCAGCACCATCGTTTCCTGATAATGTATTACCTTTTTGCATTACCATGATTCCGCCAAGTACTGGATAATCAACAACTTCAAGACCCATACTTTTAGCTCTTTCGATGAAGTTTTCTGCGTTACAGTTTAATGATGGATATTTCATACTTCCGATAATTTCATTAAATCTTCCGCAAGCATATCCAACGCAGTTTGCAAGAACATTACAATTTTTGTCGGTTGGACTACCTTGAATACATGTGCTATAGCCGCCTTTTGATTTTGTAATATAAAATTTATTTCCTGCACCTGGTTTACTCGTTCTCTGTGTGAACATTTTCAACGTCACCATCCTCTACTAAAGTATCTAAGCTGTCCTCATTAAAAGTTGTTTGTAATTCTTCAACATTACTCATATTTTCATCTCCTTTTTTTAGTTATTTACTGCGTATTTAGTTCGTAAAATATCACCGTATTTTTTCAACTGATAGTTTACGATTCTTATATATAAGTTATTTACATCGATGTCTTTATACTTTTTTAATATCTTCCTTTTGCAATTTTCAGCGTTCTTGAAACACTTATCTCTATATTGTACGAATGCACATTCCTCTTTAAATTTTTTTAAACACATTTTAAATCACCTTTAATCCTTTTTCTTTGTTTCCTCTTTTTCATATTTTACTGGTTGGATTGATCCAACGTTCGTAGGGTTGTCTAAGCACTCATGACAAGGGTCTTTATGACCTGGTACGTTCTTGTGTTTACAATTGATACAGTACTTTTCAAACTCTACCATTTTGTCGATAATTTCCATATTACCTCCTTATTTTTGAATCTTATTCATTATCACCTTTTTTATAGATTTACCTAAGGTGTAACCAACAAATAACCCAATGCCAAATTTAACATTATCAGCAAAAGTGTTTTTTGGTTCTTCTTCTTTTCTGCAGACGATAATGACATACTTTGTATTCTCCTTATTCTCCATGTCTTCACCTCCTTTAAATAGTCCACTTAGCCCATTTTCCCTCATTAAAGTTTTTCTTCTCTCTCAATGCTTTAGCTATAGCTAGATCAATACCGCTTCTACTTTTGAGATGATAGTAATATAAATCAGTATAAGGCGTGTTTAATCTGTCTATTCTTCCACATGATTGTTGCATAATCTTATATGAGTAATTTTGACTAAAAAATATAATTGTATCGGTTTTAATACAGTTCCACCCCTCGGCCCCTGCGGTATACTGAACTAAATATACCCATTTATCTGTATCTGGCACCGGTTGGTGTTTGTGTCCGTTCCATTGAGCGACTTCTACATCGCTTTCTAATGGAAGATTAAGCAACATATCCAACTCATAATCAAAGTTGTAAAATATAATAGCCCTCGGACACTTCTCCAACAGTTCTAAAAGAGCTGCTACTCGATGTTCGGATTCGTTTACAATACGCCTTAGAACATAGCAAAGACCACTAGCTTGTTGGATAGGTTCGTCCTTATAAGGGTCCCATCTCGTTCTAGTGGCCTCTCTATATTTTCCAGCATCATACAGAACAAATACTTCTTCGTGATGCGCTATAGTTTTTCGTCTGAAGTCCATGTCGATCAGAATTTTATTTCGTAATTTGATCAACCTTCCAGTGTTTATATATCGTTCTACTTTTGGATACTTACTAAATCTAGAGTATACAAAGTGTTCACGCGCGAATTCCGTTTTGTTACGATAGAATCCGTTTGCTATAAACACCGGGATATAATCTTCCCATTTATCTCCTGGAGTTGCTGATAACAGAATCCAGTCGTTCATGTTTGCGATTTTTATAAACGATTTAGACCAAGCTCCCCAACCAACTACACGTTGCTCGTCAAATATAAAGAATGCATTCTTAACGTTTGCATACTTTTGAATATTGTTCCAGCTATCAACGACTATCTTATTTTTATATAGTTCGTTAACCTCTTCATGTGTAGACATTAGAAAGTTAGCTAATTCTCCTTCCCATTCGAGAGTATCTCTTTTTCTAGCAGTGGTAATAATGTACAAATCTTTTGGATTAACCATAGGCTTATAATCCGGATCTATACTCCCACCTTGCTCTTTGAAATAATAATAAAGCGCAGTTCTACTTTTTCCAGAACCAACTCCCCCATTTAATATACAACCGTTACTCATATTGTTAACGGCGTCCATCTGGTAGTCATATAAGAACTGCTTCATGTTTGTTATGTGTTCTACTTCCATATTGTATTCTCGTATGAATGTTTTGATAATCATTCACCCTCTAACTAAATAACTCTCCTAATATCAATAGTACAAGCCATATACCGGTTGCTATAGGCCAGCTGAATGTCAAACCAAAACACAATGTTATAAGTTTGATAATGCCACAAGTAGCAATCCAACTAAAACCTAAAACTATTAAGAAAGCAATACCAGTTATAATTGCAGTTAATAATGCAAATAACATACAACACTCCTTTCTATCTTATGATCTTTACGTCTTTTCTAAAGTAACGTTTATTTTCAGTCTTAACGAACGAAGAATATAATTCGTCCGAATCCTTGTTATACGTTACCTTGTAATATACGCCGTCGGAAATCGGAGTTGAAAGCAATATTTTGTAATTACCGTCTATGTGACTAAACCCCACTACACAAATATCACGCAACGTTATTGTTTCAATTCCGTCCTTTCCTGCTACGTATATATTGAAATACTCCTTTACCATTCTTTTGGAAACATTAATGAATTCTCCCTTTTTCATATTAAATATCCTCTCTTTTTGATTTCGCCTACCTTTTTCAACCAATGTTCCCTTTCTTTTTTTTATTATTATTTAAATGTTACGCCTTCTTCAGCATACATAGCTCCGAATCTATCAATATTTTGAGTAACGTTAATAGATTGTAAGTATGCTGTTCTACCAGTTTTACCGTTAACCTCCCAGTCATAAGGTCTAAGATCTAAATCAACGCTAGCGATATCAATTTCGTCTAACATGTCAATAGTATCTTCGTTCAATCTTGTAACAGAGTCTCCAGATCTAACATAAGCAGCTGGTCCTCTATTATTAAATTTGATCTTAACTGGTAAGAACATGAATGGATCTTCATATTCATCACGAGGTGGTTTAATTTTAACGTTCCAACCTGCCTCAGTTAATTCCTCACATAACTCTTCATTAGGTATAATAACTGCAAAGTTTCTATCCCCTTCTCTATTAAATTTGCTACCTGCTCCAGCAAAGTTTCTATAGATAATTCTTGCATCTGTAATTTCTAAAACATTTCTTGTAAATCTTAATTCCATATTTTTTTTCTCCTTTTCAAAACATTTTTATTTACTTAATTTATTTTCGATTTTATTCCATACTTTTAATCCGGTTTTGTATCCAACCGTACCTACAACTGCATATACAAATACTGTTACGCATGACCCACATAAGTCATTAAAATTTCTTAACATTTAAATCTCTCCTTTCTAAATGTAAAAATAAAAGACACAATGTTTTAATTGTGCCAATTACTTATCTTTCTTTGAATTTTTTCTTTTTGGTTTATTAGCCTTTTCTTCTACTGTGTCTGCTACGTCAGTAACCACTGCTCCTAACACACATCCTACTAAAACTACAACTAATAATTTAAATATAAACATAATAAATTCACTCCTTTTCTTTCACTATAGGGCTTGTAAATTTCGCGAATTTATTAGTCGTTTGAGACGAACCATTCGAAGTCTCCGTACTGAGATATTGTTTCTACAGCAGCATCAACAAGTGCATTGTAGTATGACCTATCTATATACTCTTCGTTCGTACCCCTAACTAGTTCAGACTCTAACCATCTGTATCCTTTAGCTCCACCAGCTGAATAATATTTACCATCTTTCTCTCTAACAAGTAAACCTCCACCTTTACCAGGAAGTATTGGACAGAAGTTTCCCACTTTTCCTACGAAGTGGTAATCATGCCCCTCTGCTATTCTAGGTTCAAGTCTATCGTGAGCTGTTTTCCATTCACCTTCAGAGATAAGTTGTTTTCTGAATTGAGTATCATATTTAGCTAACTCTTTTTCATCCATAGTTACATCCGGTAATACTTCATTCATGTCTAAATATAAAGCTGTAGTAACAGACTTAGTCTCACACATATCGCTGAATTCGATTGGTTCTTTACTGAACAACGTCTTGAATACGTATGGTACCGCAAACTGTGCTCCAGTAGCATCCCATTTGCCATCGTGTTTACAAATATAAACAGCATCATTTACAAGACACATCTTGTCGTAAGTAGCCTCGTGTTCAAACTCATATCCGTACTTTTCTCCAAACTTCATAACGAAGTCTATAATCTCTGGAGTAGCATTTGGAATCTTAATTGAGTCCGTCTTAACATGTGCAACTGTGAAACCTCTCTTTTGAACCTCATTCTTAAGATCGATCATAAATAAAGCTCCACGTTTTGCAACGATATTATCTTTATTACGAATATCTCTGAATGGATTATCAAAGTTAGCAGCTGTAAGACCATAAACCGAGTTTATAGCCGTTTTTAGCGCATTAGAAAGCTGTTTAGATGTCAATTCACCATTTTTAACTTTCACAACGTATGACGTCAATTTACCGTCTAGAAGTGTGTTTAATTTGTCCCAATCTTCGTGTTTAATCGCAACACGTCCTAAGATCAACTCTCTGAAACGTCTTGTGAATCTTGGTCCGAATACGCATTCAGCTATAGCACTGTGTGGATGCATTGATACTACGTCCAATAATGCTACATTAGTATGCATACCTGGTTCAGCATAAACATACCCACCTTCTCCAACTTCTTCTCCACGATACATTGACTTGCCGCCCTCGAACGTGTATCCAGGGAAGTATGGCAGTAAACTCTTAGCTTCTCCATGCTTTTGAGCCATCATTTTAGGACAGGCTTCTTCATAGAACGCTTTTACCTCAGGATCTAATTCAAATACTGGTTGCGATAAATCACGATAACAGAACTCTCCTTGCGGTTTTCTTTCATTGCCAAATATAATTTTTGTAGTTAATGTGTTTGTTGTGTCATTAACTGTCATAACGCCTAAATCAGCTAAAATTTGTCTTGCTAGCCAATCAGCTGATAAGTAATTCCATGCTGCTTCAGTCGCAATAACGTCATTATCACAATACTCGGCAACCTCAATCCATTTCTCTTCAGGAACTGGTTGATCCCATGGTAATCCTAATTCTTTATGGTGTATACCCATCTCAATTTCAAGCTTCTTAAGAGACTTCTTGTTACCTGCTGAAGCAAAGTCATAAATATCAGTGTATGATAGATTATAAGCTTCGCCAAAGAATGTATTCTTATCGCCATTAACAATTCTTTGAGACAAATTGTATAATTGCTCGTTAGAATACCCCATCAATCTCGCATACAAAATATGATTATCATATCTTCTACAGTTGAATCCAACCAATCTATAATGAGTTAGTTCTTCTACATCAGTAGGCGTCGGATTGATCATTCTAACAATCGGATTTCCTTCACCTTGTAATTTCCAGTTAACTAAGAATAAGTTAGGAAATACTTCACAGTCCCAAAATATAATAGATTCGTTTTCTGCTTCTACTGGAACTGACGGTTCTTCGGATTTGAAGTGCATTTTGCTTACTAATTTAATACAATAGTCTGATTGATTTGTACTGTTCATAGCAAATGCATATATTTCATTTTTCATATCAGTAAGGTCATATTTCATACCTTGTTCGTAAGCATCTTCTAATATCTTGTAGATAAAGTCGATACTTGGTTTTGTCCCAGGATGAAACTCTTTATCCATATTTCGTTTCACCATTTGTCTAAGACCTTTTTCGCTTTTTATTACATTTGCGCTCACCATCTTTTTTTCTCCTTTCGTAGGTAAACCCGAACTAATAGTTTTGATAGGTAGATTATTACATTTTGACAATCTCCTACGAAGTGAGCTTTTTCCGGTGAATACCTTTATCTCTATACTATCTGCGTACACTCTACTAAGCTTTGTGATGTCTCCATTATAAATATAATGAAGATGTATACCGTTTCCACTTTTCGATAGCTCTGCGTACGTAGCTGGCCATTTACTAGCCTCTTCTAGATTCTTTTCAAATGATTTATTACCGTTCTCATCTTTAATATCGAAATCGATAACTATATGATTTTCCGGTATCTTTACATAATGTGTTCTGGCTGTGTTTAAACTCTGTAATGTTGTTTTAACATCATCCCACTTCTTACTTGGTGTTTCTTTTGCTGATGCGTACTGCGCAGGACAATCACTACATTCCTTATCAAATATAGACTCTTGTTCCTCAAACTCTATAAGTGCTGTAGAAATGTTTTTCTCATTTTTACCCCTCGGCGTTTTTTCAGTTTCGAAAATATCAGTCCTGAAAGAACTGTAATAACTTCTAGTTCTTGTTCCGTCATCCATATTAAACCTATCATTGTATTCTTTGAAGTAGTTTTTAAGTTCTTCCTTGAACGCTCTTTGAGATAATGGATAAGGAACCTTTGCATCATCACAATAGTTCTTATACATTTCCCAAGCTGCTTTCAAAGTAGTACCGTCTTCCTTCTTAAATACATGATACGCATCGACAACGAAGTTATAAAAGTCGTTCGAAGCTCCCATCATCGCAGTAGGTGTATAATGGTCATAAGCGCTCGGATTTTCTAAATATACTTCTTTACAATGCCAAGCTATCGCTCCAAGTTCGAATTCGACTTGTTTAACTAACCTTTTATACTCGTTTGCCGGTAGTTTGTTACCTGATGGCGTTACGTCAATTAATCTTCGTATAAGACCAGATTTACCGTCCGTAATCTTTACCGGCTTGTTTGTACCCATAAATAAGAAACATTTAAATCTATTCGCATATGTTGATTTGAACTTTTCATTAACAGTCATAAGCTCGTGTGAAACCAAACTGTTAAGTCTAGTGTTATCTTCGATTCTCGATAAATCACCATCGTGTTGAATAGCCACAAGTGGATTAGACTTAAATGCTTCCAACGCAAAAGAGTTATTAGCCGAACCCAATGCTTTCGCATCGAATACCGAATAATAACCCTCAAATAATTGTTGAATAATATTTAAAATAGTTGACTTACCAGTTCCTGCTGCACCATACAATACAAGAAACTTCTGGATTGTTTTTGAATCACCAGTAACAATAGATCCTATAGCCCATTCTAATTTATGTCTTTCCTCTGGAGTATATAAGGTAGATATTATTTTATCATAAGCTGATATGCTACCTTTCTCAAGTGGATAGTCTAGTCTTCTACTAGCGTAGTCTTTCTTCGTAGTCACTGTGTTCGAAAATATCAATGATTCATCTAACATTTCGAACGAATCTCTTTTTTGCCTTTGACAATATTTATGCCAATCATCGATTGTCCCACTAGTAGAATCCCAGCTGTAAAGTATGTTTACATGAGCTTCAGGATGTTCTATTTTGTATTTCTCAGCATATTTGGTTAACTCTGAATCTATTATGGATAACGCGTCATCTTCGTTAGTTGACCACAATCCAAGTTCTTCAATCCATACTGCATAGAAATCACCGCCTCTAATCATCAAATCTTGAGATTTAGGATACAGTCTAAATTTAGGATATATGTCCACACCGCTCTTTGTATTACGTGTCGATATGATTAAAAAATCCACCATATCCGTTATTCTCCTTTCGACTTCAACTCCTCTAATTCATTAGTAAGTCTAGTAATTTCTTTTTCACGCTTTGATATCTTTCTTCCAACCGCATACAATGCGATTCCCACTAAAATAAATTCTAATTTGTACTTTTTTCTAATCTCATCTAATACATTGTCATTTCCATTTATTACTATTTTCATCGTATTCTCCCTTCTTTGTTATTCGAACTTATCTAAATACCAGCAAAGTTGAGTCCATATTTCCATTTCTCTCAAATCATATTCACAGTTTCTGATATAGAATAGTCCGCCATCACCATCAGCACTATATTCTCTGTTTAAGAAACGATTTATTAGGTGTTCTGCGATACGCTCGTTATAACGTTCGTCAAACATGTTGCCAATACCTAAATTATACATCATTTCCCAGAACCATTGGCCTGTTCTATCTCCGTATCCAGTGTTGTCCATAATTGACTCTTCGCAGCGTATCGCTAACGCCACCATCATCTCCAGAACGCTACAAGGCTCGTCTAAGATAGAAAGTACGCTCTCATCATTGATTTCCATAGCGTATCTATATCTTAGATCAATCCCATCTCTAGCTCTGTTTACATCGTTTCTAATTGAGAATGTAAATTCTGTTTGGTGTAAGAATATAAATATTTTTCTATAAGACGTATTACTGTGTGCTCTTCCTTTACAAACATAATCATATAACCAATCAAAATAGTCATCTTTGATTTTGTCGTTAGTAAGTTTCGACATCCATTACTCTCCCGTTGACTTCACTAAACGTTTTGTCATGTTTTAATATTTCATAATCACATTCTGTAACTTCGTTTCTTACATAAACAGAATCATCCTCATAATCACCAAAATGTGATAAAGCATCACCTATAATACTCTCCGGATCGCTTATAATTTCCCCTTCTTCATCCGTCAATACAAAATCAGCGTAATATGTCCAAGATTTAGAGTCATATAAATCACTCTCTCCAAATTCTTCAGGTGCTATTACGTATGGCTTGAATGTATCATCGCCAACTTCTACTTCAATTACCGAATCATCAGCAGGTTCGTCTTCTACAGAATATCCTGAATCACCTACAAGATTCTTATATTCAGCTACTTCTATTTCGCTTTCGACATCATCAGATGCTTCAAGTGAATTTAGTCCTGCTGTACCAACAGTAAGACCACTAGCAGCTCTTTCTCTATTTTTAAATTGTTCAATAACAGACTCTATTTCTTCGTCTGCTATTTGCTTGTATTTTTTCTCAACAAGCTTCCATGTTATAAACGACCCAGCAGCCGCTCCTAACACGAATGCAATTACTTTATTCATAGTTCTTTGTTCTATCCTCCTTACTGATTAAATCTCAGCATCCATTGGAATAAATATCATATCTCCTATTTTAAGGCATGATGTGTGGTTTAGTTGAACCCAGGCCTTGATGGTTCCTATACCATATCCAAACTTTACAGCTGCCTCTTCGATAGTCATAAAACCTAATAATTTACCATTTTCGAATATTTGAGCGTCCTCTAAATTATTCTTCAAAATATAAATAATTAAATCTCGTCCAGTTTCCATATTTACCCCTTTCTATTCAATTAGATCAAATCTAAAATAGGTCCGTCTACGTTAAAATCTAAAAGAATAGTTCGTTCGTACCCATTAACGAAGTTTCTACAACTTTCTCTATTCATATCGTAAATTCCAAAATCAACGTAGTTGTCTCCTTCTGGATGTTTTTCATCATAAATCCATCCTACAACTTGACCAGCTTTTGTTCTTGGAATACCCAATAAGTCATATACTTCGTTTAAGAATAAATGTCCTTTAGCACGAAGTAAATCGTTCGCATATTGTTGTTGATGTCTTAAAAACATTAAATTAAGTTCAGGATCTTTTTCCCATCCTTTGTTTCCGTCATCATAAAATTTAGCATATTCACTAACGTTAAGTTCTGGGTTTACTACATTTACTGTAGTCTTTTCAACTTTTTCTTTACCATTTTTATCCACTACTACTTCTTCGAATTCTTTTGCCTTAATTCCGTAACGAAGTTCTTTATCTAATTCTTCACCAAAACGTTCAACTACGTTCTTACGATAGTCTTTAAATCCTCTATCAACAACTGCATAGGCTGCCGCTAATGCAATGTTTCTTTTCTTAAGAATATTGTGTCCAGCTACAATACTTGTAATTGATAATGTACCAAGTATAATTGCAGGTGCATACAATCTTAATAATTTAACTCCAGTTTGAGCATAAGACATAGTTAAAGCTTGTTGTAGATCTTTTTCTGAATATTCATCCTTGTTTTCAACAACGGTATGAATAGCCTTGATCTCTTCCTTAGCTTCTTCCAATAGTGCTGTTGCTTTTGTAGTAGCTTTACAAGCCATTACTGTACTTGTGACAGTACCAGCGATACCAGCAACCATTAGAATTTCAGGACTATGTTTTTTAATTTTTAAACCAGCATTATTAAAGAATCTGCTGGCTTTTATCATAAATTCTGTTTTCATATTTTATTTTCTCCTTTTCTTTTTAATCTATAGGTATTGCTCTAGGCATTTTAATAGCATAACCTTCTCTTACACGAACAATTTCTGCATTACGAATATTTGTCCATCCGTATTTATTGTCAGTGTAGTCCCCAGTAATACCAACTAGGTCGTATAAATCAGCGACACGCACAAGACCGTACGTATCCATCAATTCGTCCATTCTCATTAATACTTCTTCAGCTTCCCCACGACTATCTAGAATGATGTCGTCATATGAACGTCTAGAAACTGTAGAACGATTATCTCTAGGTCTATCATAATCTGAATAGCTTCTATACGAAACTCTATCTGCAGATGAGCGTCTTCCGCCTTTTCTTGCCCCTCCATAAAGAATCATATCGATACCATCAGTTACGATATCCGAAACTGCTTTCTTAATTGCTGGTATAAGCACCTCACCTAAAATATAAGACTTAACATTTTTAGCGTCTTCTGAAATAAACTCATCAGCGATTTTACTAAGTGCACTTTTTTTCTTAGTGATAACTTTACCAGTTACAACTTTTTCTACTTTTTTCTCACGCTCTTTATTGTTCTTTTGTTCTTCTTTAAAGCGATTTGAATTTGGTTTATAATCATTCATTTCTATTTATCCTTTCTTTGGTATTGTAAAAAATAAAAAGAGAAGTATCACGAGATACCTCCCCATTATTTTTATTCTTCGTCTTGTTCTTCATTATCTTCAACATCTGCTTCTTCAACTTTGTTTTGAGCTTTCTTCTTTTTGTAGATTACAGCAGCTGCGATACCACCTAGAACTCCAATAGCTCCAAGTACTAATCCAGCAACTTTACCTCCGTTAGAATTGCTTGTACAAACGTTGTTTGTTTCATAATTGTTTTCCATAATAATTTTTCCTCTCTTTCTGAAGAATATTTTTTCTTCATTACAGTCTTTGTATTTTTCGCGAATTAACCTAATCTATCAAATTCGTATTTAGGTGCTACGCTATAATCTATAACAATACAAGGTTCTTCCTCGTCTGATAGACATGTGCTAAGTTCTAACTCAATTAAACCATCGTCAAGGTTCCAACCTAAACGACTACTGTTCTTAATTGGTTCCAAACCTAGTCTATTATATAACTCATCTAAAGAAATATAATTTTGATACGTCATTTCTCTATTAAGTTCATTAATAGTCTTTCTAATCGCATCAAGATCTGATCTAAAATATCTACCAGATATCTCGTCTCTGAACAACGTATTACCTTTTGTGGTTACATACACTGGTGTTTTAGACACAGGGTTCTTGTCAACCTCATCTTGAGCGATTTTTTGTTTAATTTCTTTCTCTTTTTTCTCGCCAATGGTTTCTATAACTTTGTCTCTGTAGCGTACTAATGCTTTTTCTGAGATCTTGTAAGCTGTTGCTAATGCCGCATTACGTTTAGCGCTGATCGAACTTGCCCCAATAATACAAGAAATAGATGCTACACCAGTTACAACCGCTGGTATGTATGGTTTCCATGCTACTTTAATTACTGTTTTTATAGGTAATTCGTCGCATCTTAGTTCCCCATAACCTTTTGCGTCTTCTATTAATTGAAGTGCTTTTGGTGTAGCTTTGACAGCCAATACTGTAGAGGTGATCATACCGGCAATACCGATTCCGGTAAGAATTTCAGGACTATGTTTTGTCAAAAAGCCCTTTGTTGATTTTACGAAATTTGTTAGTTTCGCATTCATTTTGATTCTCCTTTCATTTTTACAAAAATAAAGAGAGACCTTGTTTTAAGATCCCTCAATATTTTTATTTTTTAATTTTTTCGTCGACTAACTTTTGTAATGTCTCTTCGTTTTCTTTACTTCCAACCCAAGATGCTAGTATCATCCCTCCGATGCTTAATAGCATTCCTGCGCCTTTAGCTACTTTTACTACATTAATTTTTTTCACAGTTTTTGTCTCCTTTCACTATAGCCTCTGTAATCTCCGCGAATAATACGATAATACGATTTCGCGTCACCCACGTACGTATATTAGAATATCAATTCCGATGATGGTGGCAAGTTTACATCGATCGTACAACATTGCATGCCGTTCTTCATTATGGTTTGTTCATAATAGAATTCCAGTTCCTCGCAACCATAAGGTCCGATATGCTCTGAATCAATCCATCCAAGTCTATCTCCAAAGTCGACTGGAGGAAGACCTAATAATGCATAGTATTCGTTCATTGTTGCATACCCTCTTCGATGTAATATGTCTAGAAAATCGTATTCGGCTTGTTCTACTTTTTCAATAGTCGATATGAAATGTCTCATAGATTGAAAATCAAAGAACAATATAGTCCCAGTTGGAAGATCCATATCTTCTACGTTCATTTTGACGATTTCCGACTTTATTTTAGCGTCAGCATCATCGCCATATACATTCTTAGCAGCGTTACGATATTCTTTGTACGTATTATCCAATAAAGCATAAGCTGACATTAACGAAGCTTGGTTCTTGACGCTTAAATAATTAATACCAAAAATACAAGCAATTGTAGACGCTCCAGTTATTACCGCTGGAACATACGCTGTCCACGTTGCTTTAATTTTCTCAGTAGTAGTTAATGTATCGCCCTTTTTATTACGCGCTTCGTCTAGCAACTTAATTGCTTTCGGCACTGCTTTAGCAGACAATACCGCTGTCGCAACAACTCCAGTAGCCCCTATAACTGTAAGAATTGTTGACGAATTTCTTTTTAGAAATAATTCTAATTTGTTCATAACTTTGTATCTCCTTTCTTTTCAAAATTGAAGAGGACAATATTTGTAAAATCTTCTTTACTTTCGGCTTAGAGAATAGCCTCATATTTTCCTCTTCATTATAGCCCTTGTATTTTTCGCGAAGACAAAAAGTAAAGTGTAATTAAACACCTTACTTCTTTCTAAAAAATAACTTTTTGATTAACCATCCTAATATGATAATTAATACAATAACATCACCAAATACTATCAGTGCTCCAGCTCCTACAACACTAGTTATAACAACTGTAATAACCAATAATATTATTAATATTAATGCTAAAATTGTAAATAAAATCATTATTTAATCATCTCCTTCTTCATTATAGAAGGTGTTTTTTTCGCGAAAAAATAAGAGACCGAAGTCCCCATTTTGAAATATTTATTTCCATCTTTTTTTAATCGCACACACTAACCCTGCTATGATAGCGCCTATTATAACAAGTATTATACATTTTGATTTTTTCATGTTTACCTCCTTAAATATTTCTCATTATAGGAAGCGTTTTTTACGCGAATTAAATCAATCGTCTATCAAAGCAGGTTTCCCATCTTTCTCTTTTTATCGGTTTCATTTTTAAGGCCCACATTATTTGTCTTATTGTGACAGTTGGGTATAGACCGTCTGTACATTCACCAGAACGCTCGTCAAAGAAATCTTTGAATCGCTCGTGTAAATATAAAGTGTCCGTTAACCAGGGGTCTATATCTGTCCATCGAGTGGCCTTTGTATGCATGTTAAACCTTTGTTGTATTATTGCTAACCCTCTATTTCCTATTTTGAATAATGTACATCTCTCATAAACTGGATGGTCGCATATGTACACTTCTCCATACATTGAACTATAACGTTTTGGTATTTCATGATGATATCTCATTGTTTCTCCCTAAAAATGAAAAAGAAAAGTATCAATCAAGATACTTCCCTCAGAGTTTGTATTAACGCTTAAATATTTTCGGTACTACACCGCTAAGAATATTCCTCCCTAATGTGCTAGTTACGGTAGATGTCTGATCGAATCTAAACGTACGTACTATAGCGTAGATGCTGACACCAGTTGATACTGCGAAAGTTCCAATAGTTATCTGATTACGAATTTTCTCTCGTTTGTTCTCAGCCTCTATCTGTGCCTCCTTAATTTTAACTTCATTTTCCATTTGATGTTTCTTTAAATCTGCCTCGATAGAAGTCTGTTCCAATTTAAGTAATTCGTTTCTTAACTTGTCTCTTTCTTCTAGTAATAACTTGTACCCTTCATCTTTCTCAGTACACGTTCCAATTTGACCACTCACCTTCTCGTAGTCTGCCCATAAGGTTTCTGTAATTCTTTTCATATTGTTATCCTCCTAAAAATAAGTTTTATACATACCCCCATTATAGTCCTTGTTCTTCTCGCGAAACTTCAACATCGTGTCTAATCTCAAAGACTGCCTTTTTACTCTTGCGATCTGAGAGTTCACCGCTAGATAAGTGAAATCTGCACTCTCTGGTGTTATGATCCACTTCTACAAACCCATGAATTTTGCATCGAGAATTAATTAGTAAGGTAATTGTGCACCCCAATGCAAATCCTATAGCCAAAAATATAAATGGCATGTTGCCTCCTTTCTTATATATGGTACTCTAGTAAGTTATCACCCTTACTAGTAACCTACGTGATGAAAATCAGAAGTCTAAGTTTCCTTAAACCTCTAAAATACGCTCTTTATGCGTCTCAATTCTATCTATGATATTATCTTTAACTTGCTTATTAAAATCTTTGAACTCCATTTTGAAGTTGCCCTTATCCATAGCACATCCGTACATTAAATCCATACTTAATAATATGTAATATGCTAATAATGCTGGCAATATTGTTAAGTCCATAATAAGTAATAAAATTCCTATAATTCTTCTCATAATATCTCCTTCCTTCTTCACTATAGACTCTGTAATTTACGCGAAAAATAAAAGAGTCTTATTCAGACCCTTCATAATAAAATTTACATAATCCTGGATAAGCTTCTTCTGTTAATTCGATAAAACGTTCATATTGCTCCTTGGTACAATCTAGTATAAATACCATACCTTCATCGCAATGTCCATGACCATGTGGGATTGTATTATACACCTCACATATCACGTATGCCATTCCGGTTACTCTACCTTCTACGTAGACGTTACCTCCTAACTTATGATCCTCTCTAATTAATGTTACGAATCTTCTTTTTTCCATATTATCATCTCCTTCATTACAGCAACTGTTTTTTGCGCGAAAAATAAAAGAGTCTTATTCAGACTCCTATAAGTATTTATGAAAATAGTATTTAATGTTTTCTATAAATGTTCTGTTTAATTCGTTGATCTCAGTTTTGAATTTTCCTTTACGTCTGATACATAAATACAACACATACCATAGTGTCATCATATACATAACCAAACTCATAATCATAAATATAACTGTGCAACCTGTAACACAAATAATCCCCATAATAAAATCTAATATTTTCATTTTTCACTCCTTCTTTCACTATAGACCTTGTAATTTTCGCGAGATCAATCGCGCTCCTTACTTAGCAACCAGAAGAATCGTCGGTATCTATCGTAGTACATATCCCTGCTACAAGGTATTTCTAATCTAGCTTTAAGATACGTATAAGATAGACCTTCAGTCACAGCTTTCAATAAATATGGATACAAATATTCGTCTGCTTGTTTTACTGTTTCTTCTATGAGTTTGATTCGATCTCCATAATATACCCTCTTCAATGCATATTTAGAAGTCAAATCGGATTGAGTATTACCAGGGGTCAATGCACTCAGATTGGATGCAAATATAATAGACTCATTACATAATGCGTACGCTTTCTTCCATTCCTTGTATTGTAAACAGAAATGTTTAAGTTCGTAGTAACGATGTTTGTCGATGTAATATTTATTTTTCTCTGATATCTCTGGACGTATTAATGTTGTCATGTTTATTTTCCTCACTTATTACTTTTTTAAGAAATTCTTCAGTTACTTGTTTTAGTGATTCCCGATCACAAGACGTCGGTAATGTCACATAAATAGTTCCATTTTGATACTCATATACTTTATTCATATTCACCTCTTTACAACACCGGGACGTTTATAACTATTTTAATATAATAAATATTATTGTCACCTACGTACGGTTTTCACGTAATTTTAAATCTAGATTAAAATATCAAACCATTTGCAATTTCGGCTATATTCTTGTAAAGTGGGTACAAAGGAGGAGAAATATAACATGTATAAAGAATATCCTAAGTTTTACAACTACGAAACACTGGACTATGGGAGGAAGTCTAGATCGGATGATCCACTTCTATCCATTGAGGAGGTTTTAGAAACTCACGATAAGATAATAGAAGAATATGCGACAAAACATTTAGGTGGGCCTATACCAGATAAGAATAAATATAGAGAAATAGGAAGTGGCGAATCGTTAGATAGTCGACCTGAGATGTTACGATTATTAAAAGCTATTGAAAGTCCATCGATCAAAGCAATAATAGTAGTCGATGTGCAGAGGTTAAGTCGGGGTGATCTTGAAGACGCTGGTAGACTTATAAAGATATTGCGATACACAAATACGTACGTAATTACTCCTTATAAGATATATGACTTAAGAGACGAATATGATAGGGATGCTTTTGAAAGGGAGTTAAAAAGAGGTAACGAATATCTAGAGTATTTTAAGAAGATCCAGGCAAGGGGTAAACTAGCTAGTGTTAAGGCTGGCAACTACGTTGGTTCGGTGGCTCCGTACGGATTTGATAGAATTGCTATAGTTGAAGATAAACAGACTAGATATACACTGATCGAAAAGAAGAATGAAGCAGATGTCGTACGTATGGTATTTAATTGGTATTGTACAGAAGATATTGGTGTGACTGCTATATGTAGAAGATTAGAAGAGCTTGGTATTAAAACAAAGTCTGGTAACACCAACTGGCGTCCATTTAATATTTTCTCGATGCTTGAGAATGTTCATTATATAGGTTGCGTTCGATGGAATTGGAGAAAGACTATAAAGATAATCGAAGATCAAGAAATAAGAGTATTACGTCCTAAGGCTAAAATAGACGAATACTTAATATTCGAAGGAAAGCACGACGGAATAATATCAGAAGAGCTGTTTTATAAAGCTGCTGAAATAAGAGGTAAGCGTCATAGAACGAAAAGAAATCTATCTTTGAAGAATCCATTAAGTGGTATTATGTATTGTAAATGTGGAGCGAAGATTGGTTATAACACATATAGACGTGATGGTGTAGAATATGCTCCTCCGAAATTAGTATGTAACAATCAATTTCATTGTAAAACCGGTTCTGTAGAATTTCATGAAATATATAATAACGTATGTAACATTATCAAAGAATGTATTAGTGATTTTGAATTGAGAATTGATAAAGATCAAGACGATTCGTTCAAACTTCACAAAGACCTGGTAGAACGTTTAGAAAAGAAATTAAAAGAACTTGAAGCTAAAGAAATATCACAGTGGGAAGGTCAGTATAATCCAGATCCAAACGTACGATTACCAGCTCATGTATTTAAAATATTAAATGAGAAATTATTATCAGAGAAAGAAGAAGTAAAGAAAGCTTTGTCGAAGGCGAAAGGATCAATGCCCAAACAAATAGATTACAAGGAAGAAATAGTAAAATTTAAGGACGCACTAGAAGCGTTAGAGAACCCGGATATCGACGCTAAGATTAAAAATCAGTTCCTTAAAAATATAATTGATAGAATCGAATACGAACGAGGACCAACTGTTCGAATAACAAAAGAGAACTCTGAAAAATATAATATTGATACATCAAAAGGTATGCAATACTACACACCACAGTATAAGATACAAGTAAAACTAAAGTATAATTAACATAGGGGTCTTTTAGACCCTGATTCATAGGGCACTAATTGATACCAACGTAAAAAGAAGAGGGTATGTCGCAATGACACGCCCTTATTCTTCGTTTTTGTTTGTTTGTTTTGTTCTTGGTTTTGTCTTATGCTTGCATTTGTTCTTTTCTTGATTCTCGATAACTAGTTTCAAGTATGGACTAATTCCACTCTTGGTATCATCGATGTGCATTTTTTGTATCTCTTCCCATTTGGCTTTACGAGCTCCATTTCCTTTGTTAGCAGCGTATGCCTTATACACATCGTCGAATGTATTACGTTGATCTGTTGTAACATATCCTTGAAGTAGAAACTCCTCATGCCAACGATCAATCATATATCCAAGAATTTCTTTCATCCCAAGATTAGTCGCATTACGTTCTTTTCTCTCTTCTTTTAGTAACCATACGACATAACCTAAAATTACTGGCAACGCTATATCCACTATATGTATTATAATTTCACTCACTTGCGCCATTTTTTAGTTACTCTTTTCTACGTATTTTTTGAATGCTTGGTGTAAACCAGTTGAAGCTAACCCCATAACAGCTCCATACACAACTGATTCCACTGATAAACCACTTACTATAGCATTAACTACAGCACCGAATACTCCTAGTATAACTGGAATATCGTTATTATTTATCCATTTAAAAAAGGTAGCATGTTTGATGATATAACCAACCACCAAGCAAGCTACCACAACTACTAATACAAAGTGTTCTTGTAACACATTTAAATCTAAAAATTCCATTTTGAATTTCCTCCTTAATTTTCTTCATTATTTGTAGACTCTTCAGGAGTCTCTTCTTGTGTTAATTCTATTGTTTCGAAAACGTCTTCCGAACCTTCGAAGATATCTAAAGTCTTCAAATATTCGTAAACATTATCAACGTTTATTTCTTTATTGTATTCCATTTGATGATAAGTAGTATTCATAAAAACATCGAAATACCCGTCTTTATTGTTTTTATACCATTCTTTTTCTTTTTGTCTGAATTCTTCGCTTAGATATGAACCTACCTCAATCATTGTGTATAGATTAATCGAGTTAGTTATACTAACAACTCTATGGTAGGATACTACTATTCCATTATTAAGAGTAATATCTTTTTTTAAAGCCATTTTGAATTCCTCCTTTTAACTGATTCTTTTCCATACATATACAGCTAAATATGGCGGCATGTTATTATGTGCGACATCGTTACCAATTCGACCCGTACCTATAATCAAAGCTGGATTTTCAGGCTGAACATATGCGTATTGAGCAGCCATCTTTGATCCATGGCTTTTACCATGAATAGCATCCCCAAGCATACTACCACCAGTTGTGTTTGTTGTTACAGCTCTGTTAATTGAACCGGAGTTTCCACCAGCATAGTTTTGAGGGTGACCGTGTTTAGGTAATTCCGCAACTGTTAATACGTGTTCCGCTTCACCACCGGTTGTACCAGCTCCGTATGTGCTACCAGCAGCTAATAGGAATGTGTCTTGAATTTGTTCCCAAGTACCGCCGAATAGATCTCCTGGATAAGTGCCGTTAACACTTATATAAATCGAATTTATTGGATATACCAAATCAAGTAATGCGCTTTTTAGATCGCTTCGATCGAATGTTTTCATCCAAGCTCCCCAGTATCCATCGCCATAAGAATATCTAGTGTATTCTGGAGTGTGTATATCTTTTGTACATTCTTTAATTCTTTGTAATAGTTGTCCGTCTGCACCAGCTGAAATAACCTCTAGATGGAATGTACCATATGATACTGGACAATTTGCGTATTTGTTTGCATTGGCGTCAGCACCAGCATAGAAATTCGGTTCTATTACATTGTTTAAATCTGTTTCTGGTTTTAATACTGGTGCAACAAAACCATGTTCAACTCTGGTTTTGAAACCAATATCTAATCCGCCTTCAAGTTCGGCCAATTTGCCAAGACCCATACTTGCTGCGAATGCCGGTATGTAAGGTTCATAATCAGTTGCGACGTCACCTGATTCAATTTGAACAGTTGTCGAATAAGATTGTCCATTTGCGCCACCAAGGCCGAATCGGAACGATATGTATTTAGCGTTCGTCTCAACTGTATACGTTCCTTTATGTGCTCCGTAATGCAAGAAACCTAGTGATTTTTTATTTGCGTCATAACGAGTTAGGTAATTATTATTGAATTGACTATTAGATAAACTGAATGTTACATGTGATAATTTAGAAACGTCTATTAACACGCCTTTGTGTTCAGAATATGTCTCTCCCGGATTTGTAACCTCACCAAAATACATATCCCATCCAGTAGCAGTTAATTTGAAAACGTCATTATTTAGTTCAGTTATGGCGTTAGCTGAATTGATACCAGATCCATTATTAGTCAGTGTTGGTTTAAATAGATTTTTACCCTCTCCTTCAACGTTAGGTCCTTTATAGTGGTGAAATGTAAATGCTGTAGACACGCTTGTTTTCTTAGTTACTATACTAAAGTTATCAGATATATCTAATTCAATATCATATGATGAACCAGCGTCTGCTGGAATAACTACAACTCTGTCAGTATAAGATATTGGTGTTGTTCCGAATGCTATGTATGGATGGACGATATTGCCTTCCTCTAATTGAAACCACGAATATGTAGTTGGCACTGCTAATGTTATGAAGTATGTATTCGCTGGAGTAGTGAATACCTTATCGGCAGTGTTATAGGGACTACCTCCTAAATAATTCATACTACCATCGTAAAACACTAAATTATTATATTCTGACACTCCAACATTTGAGCTCGTTACGTATGTGGTATTCGGTTTAACTGGTATTCTAAAACTGTAGTAACCGGCTGCTTCATATACGGCTCCATTTTCGAAATTATGATATAAGTCAACTAATTCTATATGATTGTTTATATCGAATAAATTGGCATATGTATCAATCATAGAATTATATGTATTACTAGATGATTGTTTGTATTTTATAACTGATGTTAGAGTGTTTTTATTGTTCAAAGGTGTGATGCTACAAGAATATTTAATTCTCATATAATCGCCCTGGTTGTCTTCCACTCCATTTTGATCGCATCTAGCTACAGATAATTTAAGTGTTGGTTTACTGTATGGTAAAACATTTTTTGTAGTATACCTATTCCTACTATGTCTTCTCTGGTCAGTTACAGTTGTTGATATAACCGATTCTCCAGAATTCTTTATAGCATCGGTTACAAATGATGCAGAATTATATGTTGTTCCATTTGCGGTTGTAACATATGAAGCTATAGGTGAATCAAACATTGGGGTAGCTGTTACATCTACCTTAAATTTAGATAAGCCTTGAATGTACCCACCATAAGGTTGTTCATAACCCATAGCATCCGATACAGATAATTCTACTTTAGGAGCTACTTCATCTGGTATTGTATATACAGCAGATGTTGTTGAAGTTCCTATGAGTTCATCGTTAAGATATGTTGTAATCGTATATGTTACTGATACACTAGAACCCGTTGTATTCTGAGATGCTAATTCGTACGGTGGTTTCCAATCAGCCCAATAAGCGTCTGTTTTAGTTACCACATTACCACTCATAGTTCCGCATGCCCAATCGATAGTATGTACGAACTCATTTACTTCTTTGTTAATATTTACAGTTTGAGTTACACCAAGAACACCGTCGTAAGCGGTAAGTGTAGACGCTCTTGGTATATCGTCTAAAGTCATTGTTGTTGTCGCCTTAACTTCTTCATACCAAGTCGTACTACCATTTGAGCCAATGTCGGCTTGTAATTTACATGTGGTACTAGCACTTACCGACATAGTTCCATCGGCATTATGCGGAACAATATGTGTCGTTTCACCTATCGTAACGGTTGTCCCACCGTCTGATGAAAGTTTACTAGTATTAAAACTTTTGGTGTCGCTACCTACAGTACAAGTTACTTTTCTAGAACCAACATATAATGCCCATCCACTTGAACATTTGAATTTGTGTGTACAAACAACAGTGGATGTATTTTCCAACGTATTCGTTGTTGATGTCCATTCTGTTATTATCGAGTATCCACCTTTTTTATTACTAAATGAACCACTTGCCATTTATAACACCTCCTTTTATTTAACTTTCAAGAACATTAATGATTTATCAGATCTTGGTATATATGCATATGCACCAAACTGTGCTCTTTCGTTTGTTCTTACTACAATGTTACCAGTGTAGAAGTCATTACCATCCCAATAACCAAATTGTTCTCCGTTTTTTGTAAAGATAATACCTTCGTCATTGTCAATGGTTAATTTAATAGCGCTTTCGCCACTACCTATAGTTAACCCGTCAGCACTGAAATCGAAGTATTTTTTAATAGTCGCAAACTCGTCAGTTGTAGTCTTTTGTAGATCAGTTATATCGTCCGAATTCTTTTTGAAATTCAATGATATAGTATCCGACATAACTTTAAGTTGACCGGTTATAGTTTCTTTATAAGCATCAAAGTCCCCAGTTTTCAAATATTCAGATGTAGCATTTAATATAATTGCTTCTGTATCTGATAGAATTTGCGTTCTTTGATCCAATAATACTTGATTAAAGTTTTCTGTATTTTTGTTTATAGTATTGTTTACGTTGTTTTCAAGATCGGCAATTGCTTTGCCGTATTCTGTATAATAAGTACAATAGATGTGCGGTACTGGTTGATTATTTACGTAATAAACATTCGTTTTGGATTCCTCTATTGGAAGGTTTATTAGAATGTCATATTCGTCAGTTATTGGTGTTACTAATTCGTAGATAACTTCCGTATCGTGTTCTGATAACCAGGATTTGAATTCACTCAATGTATTTGTAATATTATGATTAAATATTATTACATTATTTCTATAGTGGTAAAAACCGTCTTTAGTATTATTCTTATATGATGTAAAATAATTTGATAATATTTTGGTATTTACATCTGTTGCGTCGATGGAATTTGGCAAGTTAACATAGAAATAATATTCATTGTCAACAAGACCTCTTGTCCAACTTTCATCACCATTAAATATAGTACTACCGACCCTTCTCTCAACACGTAATTTTCCATTTTGAATGTAAGCCACGTCTTTTACGCCATTTGGTAAAGATCTTAAAGGTTCATCTAGTTCTAGTACTGTTGAATAACCACGATATGGTTCGAAACCGCTAAATGAATTTTCTTCGGCTATATAAAAATTCCAAAAAGAATGAGTTGCGCCGTTTTTATTAATATCGTATCTAACATTAAATCTACCACTTTTTTCCGCAACAAAAGTATACGTTTTACTTCGCATAGTGATATAGTATGAGTAGTCAGGTTCTTTTAATAGAAGAACTTCTACAGTATCAGTTGTACCGGTACCATATTCACCGTCTGTTTCTACATCAAAAGTATAAGTTTTACCAGCTTCTAATTCAACGTAGCAATTTATAACTGTGAAATAATCATCTCTAGTCGCGGTGTTAGTTAATTTGTGGTCCACCGTATAAGGAGAATTTAATAAGTTCTTACCTCTACTAATAACTTCAACGCCAGTTTTACCATATGGAACATACGGATGTGCTGTGTCACCTTTTTCTAACATTGGTTTTATTTCACTTATTGTCTGTGATGTTATAACTGAATTATCTTCGTATCTAATAACTACTTTATAATATTTTGTGTTCTTTGGGGTAGTAAATTCAACTGATTTCATTCCAGTTTGATAAATCATATCATACAAATTATTTATAACTTTTTTTTGTTCATCATAAAACCATATATTCCCAATAACAGTTTTTTCTAAGTGAAAATTATATAAGGTGTTGTCTTTTATCTCAATATAATTTTTCGTTCTTAATCTAGTGGTGTTATTTTCGTTGTTTCCTGCAGCAATTGTTCCTTGTTCCCAATCATCTTCGCTTGTCAGTATTATATTCTCATAACCAACACTCTTAATTTCACTAGGATAGTCCGGGCTAGGCATTGCTCCGTATGGTTCGAAATCGTAATCAGCATCTGATCCACTAACTATTTGATATGCAAATACGGCATTATCAAAAACATTGTTAGTGCCTGCGTATACTCCAGGTGTTATAACAGTTTCTTCATCGATCGTGAATGTCACACTATTTTTGAATCCATTACCCGAGTTTAACATAAGTCCGCCTAGATGTGCCCAACTAGTCCCTACATAAGTATAGAAACCTATAGCAACAGTGGTTCCGCTTTTCAATTCCATACACATTGTATATGTTCCAGGAGCTAATGTGGTGCTACCGAAAAGAAATTTGTCTTCACCAGTTGCAGTTCCATTTAAATATATTCTTCCTAAATCAGCACTTCTTGTTAACCCTTTAGTAACGGTTTCATCTAACGAAGCATTTACTTTATTCTTACCACTTCTAGTTTCTTGCTCGCTCTTACCTTCAATAATAAATTCAGCTATACCAGTTCCATCCGAGATTGTTATCTCATCACCATCAGTAGATTTCGTAAGTCTTGTACTATTCAAGAAATCTTCTTCAGTACCGACATTACCAGCATCTAACCATATCTGATAAGCGCTTTTACCAGGTGCACCATCAGTGCCCTTCTCTCCTTGTGGTCCTTGTTCGCCCTGCGGTCCTTGAGCTCCGTCGGCTCCTTTTTCACCGTCGGCTCCTTTTTCTCCTTGTTCACCTTGCGGACCTTGTGGACCAGTATCGCCTTTTTCACCTTTTTCACCAGGTGCTCCATCTGCTCCTTTTTCTCCTTGTGGACCCTGTGATCCAGGCGCACCGTCAGCACCTTTTTCTCCCTGAGGACCTTGCTCTCCTTGAGGACCGGCAGCACCAGTGTTACCAGTTATACAAACACCGTTTGCTGAGGGGGAATAAACTTCAGAGCCATCACTATATGTCGTAAGGGTTCTTCTCCAAATATAAGTTCCATTAGACCAAGTAGGTTGTTCTTTACTCCACGAACCTCCAGATAAAGAAATCGGAGATGTTGATTGATAGAATTCCTCGACTGTCTCTACGACAATGTTTTTCTTACTAGCACCAATCTTTATACTGCTAGCTTGTATTTCTAATTTGTAAGTACCATTATCGTCATATAATTTTAAATAGTTATTACTATCGCCGATATTTAGTTGACCATCATCACCTAAGAATACACCCCTAGTAGTATTTGAAACTGAATTTTTAGTTCCAGAATACAAAGAATGTGTGTCGATGTGATATCCGCCAATAGTAGCTCCGAAAGCAACTAAATCATCAACTGCAATCTTTTCAGCAGTAATTGATTCGGCTACAATTATAGAGCCGTCTAATCCATTTTGATACTTTTCATCAGAAGATGCAGTAGTTTCTCCTAAAGCGTTTACATTCAGTTTATAATACAAACCGTCTTCACCTTGAATAACTAATTTATCAGCTTTAACTGTATTACCTTCGATTAAATCACCAGTAATAGTAACACCGACTAAATGCCCAGTTACTTTACCATCGCTCATTATTAAATCTTTGATAATACCAGATTCAGTGAATAGTTTTTCAACAGCTGCTTCTCCAATATTAGAGAAGTCTATGTTAGCATAGGTAATTTCTGCCGTTTTAGTATCTAATTTTTCGGTTTGTAATTTAGTTATAGTAGCGTCATATGCTGTAAGTTCATTAGTTACAGTTTTCTCGAAGTCCGCATAATCAGCCTCAAGTGTATGGAAGTTACCTTCAATAGCATCTACTCTTTCGGCAGTAACGTCTTTGAAATCTGCTATGTCAGCTCTTAAAGTTTTAACTTCGGCTTCGTTTGCTGTAACCTTTCCTTCAACTTCAATGAAACCAGCCTCGATAGTATCTATCTTAGCAACCTTGCCTTCAATAGTTTCGATTTTAGCGTTCGTAGCTGTAATTTCATCAGTTATTAGTTTGTCGATTTTAGCAATCTCAGCTTCTAATTGTTTTGTAGAAACTTTGTCTGCTATAATTATTTCAAATTCAGATATTTGATTACCAATCTCAGTCACGTCTTTATTGCTAGCTGAAGGATTAGTAAAATCTCCAGTTACAATAGCTGTGTGATTCTTTATAGTAACCATTACTCTATCGCCATCTTGTACTACAGTAGTAGATGATATAGGTGTTAATAGTTCTGATCCATCAAGTTGGACATATTCTTTATCGTCTCTAACGACAATTTTACCGTAAGCGGTAGTTTCTTTATTAGTTTCCTCTTTGTCTTGTGTTACTTTGACAAACTGAGATATTAAATCATTAGATAAAGCCACTATTTATCACCTCCATAATTTTGTAGTAAATACAGCTTTTTCTGTAACCATGCAGCCAGGTGCACAAGTTATTTGTTGACTTATTACTTTAGCTTTTATGTCTTTTAACCCAGCTCTGGAATAATTTAATCTAACACAATCTCCTAAACGTGTAGGACAATAGCCATGCGTATAAGTTATTGTGTATTCTACAGATGATAACTCACGAAGCAGATTGTCTGCATATTCGTTTAATTGCATCTCTGTAGGAGTACCAACTAGATTAGGGCTGGTCTCTCTATATATTATTTCTCTACCACGATTAACTGTAGATATAGGACTATTCGGGTCATCGTTAACCACTCTTGAATGGAAATATTTTTTGCCATCAGAATATACGACTTCGACAACATTTGGTATTCCATATAAGTCATGTTCCATCTCTATATCAGGATATAAGATAGAACTGTTATTATCATCATATGTCCATACTGGTTGCATTGATGACACGTTTTGTTTTGGTGAAAATAACACTCTTCCCATTTCATCCAATGCTAATTCATAATTAGCGTTACCAATTAAATCGTTCAAGAATTGTAGCCAATTTTCATTAGTGTTCGATACGAAATTACCATAAAGAACTTCAGAGCACTCAGCTTTTACGACCGGTGCTCTTAGATTCTCTCTTGTTATCATATATGCGTTTTCCATAATATTCGCATCTTCTAAAAGTGAGTAGCCAAGTGGTGGCTGTTTCTCTTTTAATTCTAATAACGGCGTGTATACGTCCATTGAAACGTTACGTATTTTACCGTTAAAACTAGATGATGGAGTTTGAACCAAGAAGGTTCCTAATGGATATCTTTCGGTTACTCCATTTTGATTTGTTACGAGATAAACTCTTATGTAACATTCACCTACTGATTCGGTAACATCAATGGTTGCGGACCCAAGTGTTTCCGCTGATGCGTCTCTACTAATGTTACACGATTTCACATTATCAAGTTTTTTAACGTCGCACCACGTATGCGGATCGACAGTATAATATTCGAATGTTTGTTGCATCGATTCGGCCCATTTAACCATATTAGATTCCTCCTTCAACTCTCTTTATTGTAAATGTAACTGGTATTGTTGTTTTCTTGTGAGCTTGGCTGAATGACACAGCTATACAAGCCCAATAACCACTTCCAGACGGTTCTCTTACATACACGTCACCAGTCCATATAGCTAGTCTACGAATAGCGTATAAAAGGTTCTTGTCGTATTTAGGTATATCGACCGTCCAAGTAGCACTTGATCCTATTTGCGTTCCGTAGTACGCCACAGGGTGTTTTCGTCCTGCGTATTGTACCAATTCGGTATCAATGTCGTAACTATCAGACACATCAATGTTATATGGTATTTTCAACATAGAACCAGACCAAGCTGGTGCTGATACTGAATATTCATCAGAAGCGTCGAATATAGACCAATCTTCATTCCATTGGATGACTACAGAATCGCCTCCAACTTTAACACCTGGTAGTTCATAATAACTTACAGCTCCGGTAGACGTAGTTTTACCTATAAGTCTATATCTAGCATAATCCAATGCTGGATGTGGGTCGCTGATTGTGACACTATTCGTATTAGGAATGTTCTTAGCTAATTCTTTTAACGTTCCATCAAATTCTCTTCTATATACAGATAGAGTAATGTCTTCAACTAATGAACCATTCTCGTCTTCGCAATATGGTTTAATTAATGCAGTTAAAGTATCATAATTGATAGTTACGTCAGCATTTATGTTGTATGTTGTATCTGACCAGTTAGCAGTAAAATTATGAGACGTCTCTGCCGTTAAACCAGAATTCATGGTAACGGAGCAAGTTATTGTATATTCTATATCAGCTTCGATATCGATATTATCCGCTGACATTTCAACGATTAACGCATTATTTGTATCGAAGTGCTTAGAATAAATGTCGTCTCCTTTATTAATCATTTTAGTTACGCCAGTTTCGTCTATTGTTTCATAATATTCATTAGCTGTTACCTTTAACTGGTATCCTATAGGATATTGTGTTTTTGGACTAGGTAACGCATAAATATAAAACGGAAACGACGTTAGTATATCGACTAAATCGCCAGCTCCTTCAGGCTGAGTGGTTACAGCTAATGCCAATGATGGTTTAGCGTAAATATCAACGATTCTAGGAACAGACCATTCGCCGTACACTTTAGTTACTCCGGCAGTTCTAACCTGCCACTTTATTTTTGAACCTTCAGGATAATCATTTGTATCTAACGCATATACGCTAGTATCATCTGGATCTTCTGATTGTTCTTCTTTTCTAATTGTTATATCAGGTGATTGTAATTCATCATTTATATACAATCTTAATTCAGCATATGTTTCGCTTGAATTATCTTCTGAGTTATGAACCCAATATAAATTCAAAGGTTCTCCGACAACAGCTACGGTTGTAGATGACCAAGTAGTAGGTGCGATTGGTGTAGTACCAACTACCACTGACTTAATCTCTGTCCAATCGGATTCCCCCTTATCATTTGTAGCTCTAACTCTGAAGAAATACTCTTTTCCAAGCTCCAATGATGTTATCTCGTAATGAGTAAATTTTATATCAGTAATAGATTCAACTCTGTCTGACCCATCAAAGTAATTTTTATTTGTAGTATACTGAATTTCATATGCAGTTGCGTTTTTGACAGCAGTCCACTCTAAATAAGCAGAAACTGTGTCGTCTTCATATTTGTTAGCTTTGCAAGTAATTATTTCATCTGGTGCTGATGGTTCGGTTGCTACATTATTTGAGAAATCGGTCCAAGTACTAACTTTAGATCCTTTCTTACAACGAGCTCTAACCTTATATTCAGAACCAGGTTCGATCGTATGTTGATATGACACATAATTTGATACTGTGTTAATTGTTGCAGCATACGCTCCTAAACTAGATGTATTATCTTTAATAATCTCAAATTCAACGGCTTCAGCGTTTAATTCAACAGCATCTATATTGTTTATGCTAACAGTAAGCGTATTATCTTCAATCTCAACTGTTGGTACATCTGGTGGATACGGTGGGTTATCACTGAAATCATATATCGTTTCAGCAGACCAAGGTTTATTTGTAAAGTACTCTTTCTCGTTTCCACTACTGTCTGTATAAGTCTTAGACTGAGCTAGTACCCTAACCTTAACTTTAGAGGCATTATCTGGAGCACTATAAGTATCATTACAATATATAGCTTCTTCAGAAGTTGTCTCATGATCTGTAACGAACCATTGTCCATCAGCATAATAAGACCATTGAACTTTATAATTTTTAACATTAGATAGCGAGCAAGACCATGCTACATACATGGCCCTACCCGTAGTATCTTGTGCTTGTAAACCGAAAGCGTCTATTACTGGCACATTCGGTTTAGTACTTGTAGAAGAAGATCCCGATCCTGATCCTGAACCTGAACCAGATCCAGACCCAGAGCTAGATGAATTTTCGTTTAGTTTCAACACCTGATTAACGTATATTAAATCAGGGTTTTTTATACTGTTTATTCTAACGATGTTTTTCAACTTCTCAGAAACAGTATTACCTGGTATACTTGCGGCAACATTCGCACCGCAACCGCCGCTACATATTTTAATCAGGTAATCCCCTCTTTTAACTGTATAAGTTGCTAATGCCAATGTTACACTCTCCTTTCTACTTTAGCAGCTCTGATTAAATCACGAACTGCATTAGACATGTTGCTTCCATCGTCATATGTGATTCCGTTGACATTATACGTATCACCACGAGGAGCATTGCCTAAATCTCTACGAAGGTTATTGATAGCTGATATAACGCCATCATTTGCTCCATTTTGACTTCTTGTCTTCATACTTGAATTTATAGCGTTCAAGTTTGCAGACACTCCAAGAGATGGGCCGTTGTTGAATAGAGAATTCAAACTATTAGCTCCATCTTTAACTTCACTTAAATCCAATACTGGTCTTATAGTAGGTTGAGTATCCATATCACTGTTAAGTATTGATGATACCTTAGCGATGGCTCTACTTAAACCTTCTTTAGCGCGATCCGCTATACTATAACCAGCATCATAAGTTTTTGATTCATAATCATTAATACCGATAACTAATCCTTGACCAAAGTAGTTACCTAATTTCATAGCTTCTTTGGATGGTGAATTAGAATCAATAGCTTTCTTGGCTGCTTTCAACGCAGCTTTACCAATTTCAGAACCAGCGTCTTCTGCTAATTTCTTGTTGTTTTTGATACCATTTGCAAAGCCGATAACTAAATCTTTACCAGCTTGTTTAGCATCTTTCTTTAATGAATCTGTGCATAGTTTATTAACACCAGCTTGAGCTACTGATTTAAACTTCTTCTCAACATCTGATTTCTTACTTTCAGCACCATCATTAGCTGCTTTGATTAAATTCTTAGCTGCTTTCTTAGCATCGGCCTTAGCTGTCGCTCCATCTAAAGCGTCTACGAATGATTTAACGCCGCTCTTAGCAAGTTTCTTAAGTGAGTCGCCCAACGTTCCAATTTTAGATACATTTGTTTCAGCTACTGTTTTTGCTAATTCTAATATTTGTTTAATATTATGTATAGCAGAAGATATAGCGTTTCCGCCAACTTCGTCTATTTTTTCGACAAATTCTTTTATCTTTTTACCGAACTTAACCATATTGTTTCCGAACGATGTCATCTCAGATCCAGTATCTTTGATGTCTATTTCACCTAGTTTAACTATCGCCTTGATAGCATCACATGCGCTATTTATACTTGCTACTTGAGCGTCAGAGAATGTGCCAAGGTTTGCTACGAATTTGGCAATATTTGAGCCAAGACCTGGTAAATGACCAGCAAATGTTGATAAACTATTATCACCAACTATACTAGCCCATAGACCACCCTCATTAGGTATCTCTTTAGCTGCCTTAGCAAGGGCTTTAATTGCTTCTCCGGCACAGTTAACAGTTGTTATTTTAGACTCGTCGAATGTACCTAGATTAGTTATAAAGTTTTTAAGATCTGTACCGAATTGAGGTAGTTTACTTCCGAATGCTGATAATCCGTTTTCACCAACTATAGCTCCCCATAATCCACCTTCATTAGGTATCTCTTTAGCTGCTTCCGCTAACGCTTTAATAGCTCTTCCAGCACAATCTGCAGCGGTAACTTTAGATTCATCGAATGAACCAAGATTAGTTATAAATCCGTTAAGATAAGCACCTAATAATGGTAATTCACTACCGAATGCTATTAAACTATTTTCACCGACGATTGACGCCCACAATCCACCTTTGTTAGGAATTGCAGCTGCGGCTTCGGCTAAAGCTTTAATTGATTGAGACGCGCAATTAACAGTAGCAACTGTTGAATCATCAAATGTTCCAAGGCTGTCTGCAAACTCTTTTAAACTTGTGCCTAGGCCTTTTAATTCACCACCGAAATCAGCAAGTGAACTTCCGCCAGTTAACCATGAAGTTAAACTTTCTAATATATTAGCTCCAGTAAGTATTAGAATAGCTTCACCAAGAGCTTTAACTCCGTCCATCATACTAGGATTTATCTTAGATGCACCGTCTATAAAGTCGGCAGCATTATTCATGAATGCCGATAGATCAGAACCCATTTGTGGTAATCCACTAGTGATACCACTTAATATTCCGCCTACGAATGCACCTACTATTTGGCCTAACCCTTTAGCTAATCCGATTAATACCGATACTCCAGTGTTAAGGAATTTCTGAATACTTGGTACTTTATCCATTAAATATCCAATACCAACAGCTAGTACACCCATAGCAACCATCAAACCGGTTAATGACGATAAAGCCTGCACACCAACTAACGCCAAAGGACCTACTATAGCTAATGCTACTAGTACTCCAGTCATAGTTATTAAGAATGAAGACAATGCATTCAGATTAGATATAGCATCTGGTATATTTGACATTATTGCTAAAGCGCCCAATAATAAATATAAGGTACCAACTAATGCAACCATACCTACTAAACCTAACATAGCCATGCCACCAGTCATAGAATAAATTGCTCCAGCAGCTGCACAAGCTAATTGCACAAGAGCTAATATTCCCATAAACGAAGCAAGTGCAATAGCGTTCGTAGTAGCGTTAGACATTCCATCCATTTTTCTTAAAACATCTATTAATAAATATAACGGAACACAAAGGGCCAATATTCCAAGTATTCCGAATAATAAGTTTTCTCCACTAACACTCATCTTGCTAATCGCCAACATACTAAGAGCTAAAGTACCCATCAATACTGACATAGCTATAGCTGATGATATCGCTTTATCTGGCGCTAGTTTTGATATTGTGATTATGGCAGCCGCCATTATTCCTATAGCGACAGTTAACACAATTAAAGAACCCATAGCATTCTTCATATTTTGAGTAGCTAGTATTACCAACGAAAACATGCCCATAATAGTTGTTAATGCCACCATCGCGTTTCCTAAACGTTTAGGATCGATAGCTGACAATATACCAACAGAAAGAGCCAATATTCCAATAGCAACGGTGATAGCTATAAGTGAACCTTTTGCATCTTTCATTTTCTCAGTAGCTTTCATTACAAATGACATAGCTAATAATAATGCCACTACAGCAGCTATACCCTGAACTGCATTCCAGAAATCCATCATTCCAAGTAATGCTGCGGATACAGCCAATATACCAATAGCTACAGACATAGCTAATATTGTACTTCCAACTTTGGTTAGATCTTTAACCTCTATCTTAGATAATGTTTTTAATAATACAATAATTGCAACTATTAATCCGCCAAGACCTAATGCTGCCATGCCCATTTCGCCGATATCCATTTTTGCTAGCATTTTAGCAGTTATCGCCATTAAGAACATAGCTGCGCCTATACCCAATATAGTTCCGCCTATTTTACTAAGATCTTTTCCAGCTACAAGTCTCATTGCAGCCATCAAACCAAATATTATAGCACCCATAGCTAATACTGCACCAAGTGCTTGTTTAAGTTCGTCTTCATCCATACGAGCTAACATTTTAGCAGTTATCGCCATAATAAGCATAGCACCTGATATAGCTAGAAGCGTTTTTCCTATCTTAGCTACATTAGCTGCGCCTTTGTAACCTTTAGCCATCAAGTTCGTTGCCGCCATAAGAGCGAACATAACAAGCGTTAATACGCCAATTGCTGCTCCAGCTTTACCAAGACCTTCCCAAGATATTTTAGAGAATTTCTTAGCAGCTGTTGCTAATAGATAGAACGCCGCACCAATAGCCAAGAATGTACCGCCTGCTTTTACTAAATTAGCTCCGTTTTTACCAACAGATCTCATCAATAATAGTAAAGCTGCTGTTATTGCTACGAATCCGACAATAGTTTGAAGACATGCGTTTTCATCTATTTTACTTATTTTTCGTAAAGCACCAGCCATTAATGTCATAGCGAACGCAATCCCAATTAATGATAGAGCTATCTTGCCAAATTCTAAGCCTTCTTTACCTCCGTACTTTCCAGCAACGAATGTAAGTCCGCCTAATAATATCATCAATACGCTTATAGCCCCAACTGCAGACCATACTTTTCCTTGATCTAACAATGAAAGAACAGCTATAGCTCCAGCTAATGTTGCAATACCAATTGCTATCGATTGTACTGCTTTACCTATAAGGAATATTTTAGCTCCAGTTAACATTCCAGAGAATGATTTCAATGTCTTTCCGAATTGTTTAACTACATAATCCGCGTTTTCAAGTGGTGAAGTTAGTCTATCTAATGCACTTGCAATCTTTACAAATCCCATAACCACACCAGCACCCAATGCTATTGTGAATATAGATCCAAGATCTAGGTTTCGTATTATGTCTATTAATTTTCCACCAACAGACATAATCAATTCGTAAACCATTTTGACCATACTAGATATACCGTTAAATAGACCTTGCATAATGTTTTCACCAATCTCGAAGAATTCTTTAGATGGTGAATGAATTCCAAGAATTCGTTTGATTCCGTCTAGTAATGCCTTACCAAAGTTTATCATAGCGTTTACCGCTTTTGGTACACCTTTTTTGATACCGTTTACAAGACCGTCTAATATATATTTAGGTACATTTTCTGCTTCAAGCATACCTTTCATCCATTCTTTGACAGTCGCGAACATCTCTTTTAAACCTCTAGAGAATTTCTGGTATGCGTCGCTTCGTTCAATTGTCCTAAAGAACTTATTGACTTCTCGTATAGCTAATTGTAGATATGGATCAAGCATAGCGAATACGTCTGTAAGATCCAACATTTCATATGTCCAATCTCTAAGCGCTACTAAATAATCACCTATTACGGCAGCCATTCCTAACGCATCTTTTGGTAATATTTCTAATGCTTTAAGAAAACCTAATATTAACCTAAATGCTAACATTACAGGTCCAGCTATTAACCTAAACGCCATATCAAGTACTGCAAATACACCTTTAAATGTACGTTTCAATTTATCAGCTGTCTCTTCGCTCATAACTAAATGAGTTGATAATTTATGTAACCACGCTATTACATTAAACAAATCATCTGCTGTAATGACACCTATAGTTTCAACCCAAGCGTCTTTAATCGCCTTAAAAGCTGTTACAAGACCACTACAAGCATTCTTAAATGTGTTAATTAATATCCAACGGCCATCAATTTCTTCTATGTTCGCAAGAAAATCTTTAAATGGCATTCCTATTTGTTTAGCAACTCGTTGAAGTTCTCTGAAACTTCTTACCATTTCTTCATTTTTGAATATAGCTAATAATTCAGCATCAGATAAATCGGCTAAACTAGCTAAATATTCAACGGTTGCTTCTGTAGTTTTAGTTTGTGCTTCGGCTACTTGATTTTGTACTTCTTTATAAGTGGTAGCACGTCTCAAACTATTACCTAACTTCTCATTTACTAGATTTTGAGCATGCGCCCAGTCGTATCCAGCGGCAGTAAGGGCATCCCATCTTTTTTGACCGTTTCCCCATTTACCGTTTATAATGTCGTTTACTACTTGATTGTAGTTTTTAAGTTCAGTAACAACTGCTTTTACGCCATCGAGAGATGATCTAAGATTGTCAAATAATCCTTTGAATGATCTACCTAACGCGCCTTCTAGAATTGCATTTCTAAAGTCGGCCATACCTTCTATAATACCACTTATAAAGTTAGTTAGACCGGTCCAAAATTCTTTAGCTTCATCTAAACCACCAAATATAATTTGCCATGTATCTTTCCATCCAGTACCAGCAGTTGCTTTCAAAGACTCCATCATCATTGTAAATGTTTTAATGTCTTGTGCTGCAGAGTATGCTTTTTTACCTATTTCAGTAGTTTCATCTCCGTAATCTCCAAAAACACTAAGCATTACTTCTGTTGTGGCCCATTGTTCTTGTAAACCATCAATAAACAATTGTTGCATTGTCAACGTCTTATTTCCGGCTTTATATGAATCTTCTCCAACTTTCTTCAATGTCCCAGCAGCAATAGCAGCTTCAACCATGCTTTCTTTCCATTGCATAGTAGCTATTCCGGCATTGTTTATTGAGTTGTAGTCCATTCTTGTAAGATATCCAGTACCTATAGCCTGACCTAGGTTATAGAATGCGATGGACGCTTTACTGGCATCACCACCAGCGTGAGCCGTAGCATTTGCGATACCTATCATAGCTTTTGTAGCTGTTTCTAAATCAACTCCAGCATTTGTGAATTTAGGCAAGTTGTTTAACATATCAGCTGTTGAATAAACAGTTTTATCTGCATACTCGTCTAATTTCTTTAATTGTTCTTCTACTTGTTTAGCCGTTAATCCAGTACCTGCCATAGTTGTCTGAACAGAGTTTATCATCAGTTCATATTCTTTCCAACCATCTGAAACCGGAGCAACAGTCAACGATTGAACTATTCTTTTACCAGCATTAACCGCAGAATTAGTAATGTTAGCTAACGCTGTTATACCTATAACTTCTAATGCTGAAAATTTACTTTGAACAGTTTGAACACCAGCTGCCAAACCGCCCATATCTACTTTTTTGGCTGAAGAATTAATTTCATCTAAACCTTTAGAAGCACCAGATAGATTTAATTTTTGTTTAAGTTTGTCGAGAGTGGACATGGTTCCTTTTACGTTTTGCTCGAAATGTTTGTTGTCAAAACGCATCTCAACGACTTTTTTATCGATTACAGTACTCATGATTTAGTAACCTCCTTCCATGCCTTAT